TGTTTTAAACGCGAAAACAAAAGAAGAAGTTTTAGAGCTTTATCCAAACGCTGAATTCTTTATCGGTAAATCAGATCATTTCTTTGGAGAGTTTGATGAAAATTTATTCTTTAAAGCATACTATACAAAAGGACAAAAAGAATTTGAAATCAAATCAGTTTATTCTGAAAAAGGAAGCAACTATGTTCATTTATACAATGAATCAGTAGTTACTGAAAACTATGAAGTTATCTATAGTGATGGTGTAAGTGCTATGAAAAAATTCAGAAATGAAAAACAAGCTCTTGACTTCATGAAGCAAACCATTGCTTCTAATAAAAAACTAAGGGATATTGCAGTTTACAAACCAGGAATGTATTCAACAACTCAAACTGAATTAGTTGTCTCTTTTTGGGGAAATGGTTCTTACTTAGACAACGTTTCTAAGAAAGATCCTAAACTAGCGGCTAAAAAATTAGAGGAATCAGAGTATGTTGAAGAAGGTCGTAAGTTTGTAGCTGCTGCCAAGAAAGCTAAAGATGCTGGTGACGAAGAGTTTGAATTTAACGGCAAGAAGTTCCCGGTGACTATTAAAGAAGGAAATGCATTTGGTGCAGCAAGAGCTAAAGCAATTGCTGATGGTAAAGATGAGTTTACAGTTGACGGAGAAACTTACAAGGTAAAATCAGTTGACAAAGAAGACAAAGAGAACGCTGAAGAATTTAAAGGTGAGTCTTTTATCATCGAGTCTTTCTCTAAGTTTGTAGAAAGCCTTAACGAGTCTGAAATGCTTACAGAAGCATTCAAGTCAATGAAGCTTGCACAACTGCTAACACCTAAGAAGAAAACAAACTGGGATAAAGGTCTTGCTCAAGAGTTCTATAACTACACTCAAGTTAAACTAGATAAGGTTGAAGACCACGACCTGTTAGAAATAGATCCACAGACTGCTTACAAGCAAAAAGGTGGTACTAAAGTAAAGTTCTTCTTAATCGACAACGAAAAGCAGAGTCCTTACACTGACGATAACTCTGACGGTAGAATCCAACCAGGACTAATTGCAGTCTTAAACGGTAACAATGATTTTATGGGAGCTGTTTATAAAAGATTTAGCAATGAAAAAGGTAGAGTCTTAACTAAAACTGATAAAGCGGATTCACTTGGTGTTGACAAGAGAAGAAAGGGCTACGGCGCTACTGGACTTTCAAGTGCTAAGAGAATTGCTGACTTTGCAGATAGAGCAATCGTAATCGATATTGACATCTTAAGACAGAGATATTCAGCTCAACAACAAAAAGATTCAAGAACTGCTGCTAAGAAAGGAGCTATTGCATTTAAGACGGACAAAGAGTTTAAAGCTGAGAATATCGCAAGATACAACGAGATCTTAGCTAATAAGGCTGCAGCACTGCCACTTGATAAAATGGTTAAAGGTGCAATCGACAAACTCGCTGATCAGATTAAAGAAGGTGTAGCTAAAGGCGAAAAAGGACGTTACGGCGACATTATCATTGGTAAAAACTCAAAAGGCCGCGAAGCTAAAATGAGAGATGCTTCTAACCACATGAGCAATATCCTAGATGACTATGGCAGATATGTACAATATATTGCTGATGGTGAAAAGGAGAAAGAAGACTGGGGTGAAGAAAACTCATACTACGCTAGAGAGGCAAAAACATATGCTAAGAACATTAAAGACAAGATCAACCAGATTGATACCTTTGATTATGCTTGGTAAACTTAAAAAAGTATTCTTTGAGTATTGGATTAAACCGTGGTACTCATTGTAATATTTACTATAATAATGTGCATATAAAATTATTAAATAAATCTAACAAAAAATGAAACATGTAAAATTATTCGAACAATTTCTAAATGAGGATGTTAAAGTTAAAGGTAATATCTCAGAAGAAACAGCTAATGAATTGCTTGATTTTCTAAAACGGGCTATCGGTAAAAAATTAAACTGGAAAGAATTTTCAAAATGGCATGGTGGAGCTGCTCAATTAGGTAAAAAATCACCAGCACAAAAAAAGTTCTTAGAAGCCAATTATGAATGCGAGATTGTAGATGTTACAATGCGCTACTTACCTAAGTATAAAAATGCTCAGTATTCAGTGTCATATCTACAAAATACATCATGGCATGGCTCTCCGCATGTCAAAGAAGCGCCACTTTTATTATATAAAGATGATCCTAATTGGACACCAGAGGAAGGCGATACTAAAGATAGGGCTTTAGAAAAAAGTCTTGAAAGGTACCATGACGAAAGGCAATGGGACAGATTTTCAGATATAACTAGAATAGGTCGATTCACGCCCTATTTATAATAGGTCGATTCGATGTTCATTAATTCAATATGCCAAGTACTTCAAAAGCACAACAGAGACTAATGGGAATGGCTTACGCTTATAAAAAGGGTGAGCTTGATGCCAAAGAGGCTAGCCAGGAGGTAAAAGACCTAGCAGACTCTATGACATTAAAGCAGCTTAAGAAGTATGCTGCAACAAAACATGAAGGACTACCAGACAAAGTGGACGACAATCTTCAACCAGGAGATGTTGGTGGAATGGGACCAATCAAATTCCCAACAGCAACTGAGACCGGTTCTGGTGATGTTCCTGCAGGCCAAGGCGATGCAGAAGAAGAATATAAAAAGAAACGTAGAAAAATGAAACACTTAAAGAACTTTGAACAGTTTATCAATGAATCTCAATTCGCTGATGATAGTACTTCTAATCAAGATGCTAAGTTAAGGCTAAAAGAACGTACAGAACTAACAAAAAAATTAATTAAGGCAACCGGGATTACAACATGGGAAGTAGACTATAGCCATGGTTTTTTTACCATGAATACAAAGACTAAAGGAAATACCGGAACTGAAATATTTGGAATAAAAGATTTGGATTATAGTTTTACTTGGAGAATTCTTAACTCTGACGATTATGAACCATTGGCACCAAAAGAAATGCAGATAGTCGCACAACCAACAGACGGCAGCGGAGGTCGTACCAAACGCAATTGGTATGTAACAAAAGGTAATGTTGCTACAATTGATGATGTTATAAAAGCAATGTCAAACTTAGAGGTAGGTAAATCTGGTTGGAAACAAGCATAAAACAATAAAATAAAAAAATGAAACACTTAAAGAACTTTGAATCCTTTCTTAATCCAGGATCTGAAAACGCAGTTTATGAAAAAATAAAATTCGGATCTTACTACTTTAATAAAGGACAATTTAGTGAATTCGATCTACCTGCTAAAGGAGAAACTGCATATGCTTTGATTGCACATAATACCGTTGAGGTTAACAAACAATCCATGTATTTAAGATCTGAAGGAGATATGAACATTGGTGCTGGATTTAGACCTACGGTACTTGCCGTTGCTGAAGATGAAGCATCGATTAAAGCAGCATATGATACACAACTAAAAGTTGGAGGAACTGGTGCAAATCTTTCTTTCTCATATGGGACTATTACAGTTAAGGGTAATAATGTACCATTTACAGAGATTGGCGGCCATTTGGCAAAAGGAAATATAAAATAAAAAAATGAAACATCTAAATAACTTTGAATCTTTCGTAAACGAATCATATGACGGTAACATGTCAGACTTTAAATATGAGTTTCCAATGAAGTTTGAAGAAGTAACAGGTAATCCAGAAAAAGCTATCAAGAGAATCACTAAGAGCGGTAAAGGTTATGAAGTTAGAACCTCAACTTACATGAGTGAAGATGAAATGAAAGCTGTTGGTGCTGCAATGAACTTGGATCTAATCAGTTATAACAAAGGTAGCAACGTTGCAATTACAGTTTATGAGTCTAAAGTCAACGAAGAATACATTGAACTTCCAAGTCTTGATGTACCTGCAACTGAATTGATTGATGCATTTAGACAATGGTATAAAGACACCGCAGATAACTGGGAAGACTTTAAAGAAGACATGGCTGAAGATTCAGTTGATGAAGCAGCTAAGAACGCACAGATGGAAATCTTAGCTCACCTTTCTAATGAGATGAATGACATTATCAAAGACAGAAAATTTAAGGTTAGAGCAGACTTCAAGTAAGATTGTTAACAACTTTTACAAAATAATTAGCCTGAGATTTTTTAGTCTCGGGCTTTTTTATTATATTTACACTGTAATTAAAACAAAGAACAACATGAACTACAAGAATTTTAACCGCCACGAAGTTTTTAACTGCGAAGATTTAGACAATGTTCGAGAAGCCATTAAAAATCTGGGCGAAAAAGAGAAGGCATTTACTTCTATCGAAAACAGTCTTTGGGGACTCTATGACGGTTACCTTTACGAAGGTCTCGATGAAAAACTTTACCAAATCTTAGACTTCAAGGTTTTTTGTAACCTTACTAAGACTCTTAAGAAGATTGAAGATCATATTAAAGCTAACGGAGAATCAGTTACATTAGTCTAACCTTTAAATTATAAAATCATGCAAGTAGCAGATCAAATGCAAGCAGTACGCAAATTAGTAGAGGGCTATTATAAAGACTCATTAGTATGGGACTACACAATGCCACCAATGACATCTGACCAAGGTCAACATATAATCCAGATTGGTACATCCATACTCTGTACAAAATGGGGCATTGGTTATTCAGGAGGTAGCTTTGTACAGGCTGTGGTTGACAATGACCTAATGGCAGCTGTGGGCAGAGCAGATGGCACAAATATTAAGATGCTGCCTTTCTACTGCAAGTTAATCTATAACGTCGGTATGCCAATGGAGCTTGCTGAGCTTCAAAAGTAAACAAACCACGTAGAACCAAGCGGGGCAACATCAGAGCGCGTTGCCCCGCTTTTTAGTATAGATATACTAAACAAAGTAGTACTTCACCATATAACATCTAAACAAGAATATGAGCGATTTAATAGACAACATCTTAGAACAAGCAGACCAAATCATTAACCACAGATCAGAAGAAAAGAACCGCCAATACGGTCCTTTCGAAGAAGGCATGCGCAGAGCTGCGATGATCTGTTCTGGTATGACTGGTAAGCAATTCACAGGAGCTGACATGTACGCTGCACTTGTTGCTCTTAAACTGAGCAGACACTCTTATAACTACAAGCAAGATAATTTGCTTGATGCTGCAGCTTATATCGGTGGCCTGGATAACTACATCCAAAAGTACGGCTACAAAGAGACAGAAAAACCACTAGAAACAGGCGACGCAGATGCAGGAATTTAAGTACTTTACAGATTATGAGCAAGACCACTCAATTAAGATTGGTATTGCAGCACTAGTTGGCAAATTAAGCCCAAAGGATAGTTCACATAAGTCCGGCTGGGCTTTCATGCTTTGTAATCAACTCTGGCATGCTGGTTTTAAGAATGCTGAAGTTATTACAGAGGTCAACGTGGATTGGTCAGACTATGACGTAATCCTGATTGAACATGGTATGGAGTTTAAAGGTGCTTTCAATATCTTTGGCGGAGCCAACGATGATCTTTATCATCAGCTTAATCGCCTCTTTGTAGAAGGTGTAAGATTCTACAGTCTACACCATGATATGCCAGCTGTTAATGAACTAATTGAGAAACGATTAAAGACCGGTTCAGATCTATTCAAAACGCTTGAGACAAGGATTGACGAGGCTAAAACAATATGCAGCCAGATTCCAAGAGTGGACCATATCGAGAAGACAGATAAACTCTGTTTTGGTGATAGCCACTCTTTCAGCCAGTATACACCAGGTTATATGTGTGATCGCAACGACGGTCTAACACTCTTCGGCACTCTAAAGCGTGGCATGGAAGAATGCGTTTATCCTTGGACTAAAGAACTTAGAGTCTATCTAGGCAACATCGATATTAGACACCACTTAATGCGTCAAAAAGATCCAGAATCTGCATTAGAAGGTTTAATGCAGAACTATGAAGGCGAACTTCTAAGAATGCAGGAACGTGGTATAGAAAAGATCGAGATTGTACAGGCTTTACCAATCGAGAATGAGTCTAGAGCCTTACCGAAGACCGGTTATTATAAAGGCACTCCTTTCGCTGGATCGTGGGAAGAACGCACTCACCTAGTTAATACCTTTAACTGGTATGTTAATGAGATGGGAGAACGTAATGGCTGGCAAGTATGGAAACACCCTGACGTTTATCTAAATTCTATTGGCGAATTAGACTTTGAAGTAATGGAAAAACCTAAATCAGTCCATATCGCTAGAAAATATTATAGATGGGATTTAACTAACAATGTACCTAATTCAAACCTAGAGAGTAGAGTACAATCAAATGCACTTTTTTAATGGAAAATTTAATGGAAAATTTAATGGAAAAACGAAGTATTAATGAAAGAGTACTTATTACAGTAACGGGTACTTGGGCACCATCACATGCTAAAAATTGGATGGAATGTGAGATGACATGGGTTAGTAAACTAAGAGAAAAGGGCTTTGATGTTGTCTATCTGGTGTCAAACCCACACTTAGATAAACCTTACGAAAGAGTTGGTAATTTCTTCTTTGTAAACTGTAAAGATGATCTAGATTCAATCTACCTTAAGAATCATTACTACGTCTCACAATATGTGAATAACGATACTGATTATGATTACAGATTTCATACAGATAGTGATACTTTTATTCACCCTGAGCGGTTTGTCGACCTACTAGAAGAATATGTTGATGAAAATCCTAAAGATTGGGTAGGCTGTACAATACCTTATCCAGGCTTTAATACATGGACTTTAAATAAATGTGAAATATTACCCGGAAACTGGAACAATATCTCTTATTTTGCAAGCGGTGGTTCAGGCTTTTTATTGTCAAATAAAGCTATGCAAATACTGGTTGATGAGCTTGACTACGATTCTTATATTAATAAGACTAATCAAGAACCATGGGGTTCAGATAAATTATGGGCATGTGATCTAATAGCAGGCCACTTCCTCTATAAGAATGGTATTAACCTATGGCATGATAGCCGAATTCTTTTCGAATCAAAATACCATCCTGTAATGGCTGATCCGCATGGTGTTGGTCGACCCTTCGTGGGTGATAGAGACTCATTTATGACCGTTCAACACTATTGCAACGGCCATATGCGTGAAATCATGGAAATGCTCTATGGTAAAGACTGGGATAAAACTAAGATCTATCATGGCCATGACCGATAACAGAAAGAAGATATGACTAAAATTAAAACTAATAGATATTACGAAGACTTTCTCTATTACTATCAGAAGGCAAAGGATCAGCAGAAGAAATGTAATCTAGGCTCTATTCCGCACCCAGAAAGCGGTATGGATGATAGCTTAATGGAGCATGTTGAACTCTACGACGTAGTAGAGCGTAAGTTGGCAGGTTTTAGTCAGATCAAGAATGATGTATTCTATGGCTGGTCTAAAGAACACCCATACTGGTCAAAGATGCATGCCGGCAATGTCTCAGCTCAGCGTAAAGAAGTTGCTACCAACTGGACTGGCAAACAGAAAACATTCGGCATGGCCGAATGGTTCTACGTCTTCTTGCTACATGCTGTAACCGGCAGTGGCATTAACTATGCTAAGAAGCCATCAGGCTACCACAACTCACTGCTTTTTCATCTACATGAATGTGATACAATTGAAGCTATGTGTGAGGTTGTTAAGACACATCCTAAGCCGTTCTTTACTTCGGTTGGGTATCAATTTCCAAAGTTCCCGAAGCCGCCTAAGGCTGAACCCAGTGGCTTTGTGGGCATGGAGGATTACTCTACTCAATTCCAGTATAAAAAAGGTGGCGACTACTACCTATGTGAGTTTGCACCAAGACTGGTTAGAGAGATGGCAGACTGGATCCAGAAAGAGAACCGCAAGTTTCCACTTAGAGAACTTGGTGAATGGATGTTTGCATGGAATGAGAAGAATGGCCTGAATGCCTACAGATTCCAGTACGCAGCATTCTTGGCAGATATTGCAGACTTCTACCCAGAGTATATTGAGCTCTACAGTCCATTCTACTATGGCACAAATGCAGTTGAATGTATTAGCTATCTGGCAGATCCGGTAGGTAAGATGAACAAGATTGAATTTTTAGACGAAGTGATGCTGCAGATCAACCGAGATACAGGTGGAAGACCATACGACGCAGAAGATGTTGCATGTGATTATATCCGTTGGGTTGAGAACTACGTGCGGCCTGGTGCAGCATATGACCATCTGGACTATGATAACCTATGGAACTCATCCAATATTAAGGACCATCCATTTGGTAGACAGAAAGCAATGCTGGAACTGGGTATTATCGAAACCTTTAACGGTATGAAACACCACCCGTCAGATGATAAAGTTATTGCCGAGGCCGGTATTACAGTAGAACAATACAAAAATATGATAAAAGAGCACTATGTCGCATAATAAACACACAGGATTATTAATCAACCAGGATTTAAACTTGATGATGCCTAATCGTCAGGCTTGGCTAGATCTAGCCGGTGACTGGCAAGATCCGTTTCCAGACCCAATAGTTACAGAGCACAATGGCTTTAATGTAGTTAGAGAGGACATGATGGGCTTTGGTTCTAAGTGCCGTTTTGGTGACATCTTAGTAAGCACATGTGAAAAAGATACTCTAGTCTATGTACAACCAAGATACGGTTTTGCAGGTATCTCACTTGCATATCTGGCCAAGAAGTATAACAAGAAGTTAGTTCTATTTAGTCCAAGTCAAAAGGAGATCTCAGACCACCAGGCGATCTGTATTGAACGTGGCGCTGAGATGAAGTTTAAGCGTATTGCAGCAATGCCAGTCTTAAACGCACATGCTAAAAAATGGGCAGAAGAGAACGATGCTTTCTTTATACCGCTTGGGCTTAAACATGAACTAGTAACTGCAGCAGCTGTTAAAGTAGCTTATGATCTTGCAGAGAAGCAAGGCTATCCACAAGAGGTTTGGTCGGCTATTTCAACCGGTGTTCTACAAAGATCTTTACAGATTGCATGGCCGGATGCAGATTTTCATGGAGTTGCAGTTGCACGTAACATACAGAAAGGCGAAAGAGGTAGAGCTACATTATGGTCACATCCAAAGGCTTTTACGCAGAATGTTGATGCAGAATTTTACCCTCCCTTTCCATCTGCACTAAACTACGACGCTAAGGCTTGGGAATTCATGCAGAAGCATGCCAGCCCTGGAGCCTGGTTCTGGAACGTAGGTGGTGACCCAAAGCCAGAAGACTCGATGACCAAAGTAAACACTAATTCTTACAGAGAATGGGGTCAAGTTTTAACCGAAGACGTGTAAACAAAAGAGGATTAATCTATAATACTACAAAGAAATAATATGGCAAACACAGATAATAAATGTTCGGATCTTGACGTGGCAGATTTCCACTCAAATGCAGATGACACCTTTGGCTTAATCTTTAACAAGCAGAAAGAATTACAAGAGCGTCTTGGCTTTAATTTTGAAGGCTGGACAATCAAAGAAATCGCTGACTTTTGGATGGTTAACAAACATGCATTAAGTGACGAACTCAACGAGATGTTTGATGCCCTAGGCGGTATCAACGACGGTATTGGTAACGCAGGCTGGAAGTATTGGAAGCAAGACAATGCAAAAGCTGCTAACATGAAAATTGAAGATCTATCCGAAGCAGACAAATTAGAACTCTTTTATGAATGGATTGACGGATTACATTTTTACATGAACTTTGCAATAGCAATTGGTATGACTAGTAAAGATGTTGTTAATCTATACATGGCGAAGAACGCAGAGAATCACGACAGACAAGAAAGAGGCTACTAATTTAAAACAGGATAGAGTACATGCTATTAGACATTGAGCAGAAAGAAAATGAAGTAATCGTCAGCTACTACGATAAGAAAGGCGAAGTTTCATTTAAACGCTATCGCGTAGATAACTTTGAGAATTGGACAGTAGCTGAAGATAACGACAGATACAGAGACCAAAACTTTAAAAACTGGGACGGCAGAGCAATCAAACGCAAACGCTCAAGAACTTACAACAAATTCAGTCTACTCTATTTTATGGACTCTCTGCCTGAAGCAGATAGAGAAGAGATCTTTGCATTCAACATGCCAAGAACATACTATGTCGATATTGAGACTGAGATTGTAGATGGCTTTCCAAGACCAGAAGAGGCTAAGAGTCGTATCTTAACTTTTTCGATCATTACACCAGAACGTAAAGCAATTGTACTTGGTCTAGATGACTTGAATGCAGAACAGATCAAGAAGATTGAAGATGACACTAACGCTCACTTCAAGAACTACGATCAAGACTGGACTTTTAGCTACTACAAGTTTAAGAATGAGTATGATATGCTCTATAACTTCTTGCACAAGTTCTTGCCTAAGTTTCCAATGATGACCGGCTGGAACTTTATCAACTATGACTGGCAATATATTGTTAATCGCTGTAAGAGGCTACAGATTGATCTAACTGAAGTTGCAATCACAGGAGCACTAGACAAAAAAGACTCAAGACCATTACACATGGGTATTCTTGACTATATGCAGCTCTATGATAAGTATGATCGTTCGGTTGCGGTAAAAGAGTCTAACAAACTTGACTTTGTGTCAAGCCAAGTCTTGAATGTGGCCAAGATTAAATACACAGGTTCACTGCAAGATCTTTACGAGAACAACTTTCAAAAATATGTTTACTATAACGTAGTTGACTCTGTGTTGGTTTATTATATTGACCAACAGTTAAAGTCAATGGAAGTCCTACTGACCTTATCAACTATTACTAAAATGCCACTCTATAAAGCAGCCAGCCCCGTTGCAGTAACAGAGTCTTTAATTGCAAGAAAGCTTGCAGAAGACAACGTTAAGATCGGCGTTGAGTATGACAAAGAGGACAGTAAGAAAGACGGTCAGTATGAAGGTGCTTTTGTAAAACAACCAATTGTTGGTTATTACTCAGGAGTAAGTGCATTTGACTTTGCATCACTGTACCCATCGGTGATGAGGCAGTTTAATATCTCGCCGGATGCTTTCATTGAAATTGTACCGGAAGCTGAAATTGCCGAGCGCAGAAAAGATAATAACGTAATCGTTTGCGAGAACGGAGTTGTCTATAAAAAGGAAGATTCAATCCTAAAAAAGATCCTCAGCGATCTATATGCACAAAGAAAGGAATACAAGAAGGCTTCATATGCTTATTATGAAAAAGCACATGAACTTCAAAAAAAATTTAGGCTCTAATTTAGAAAGAACCAGCAGCCTGTTTGATATATAAAAAACAAGCAGCGCTGCTAGTGTCTTACTAATAAAAAACGATTAATCGGAACAAGGTCTACCCTAATAAGCAGGCCTTTTTTAGACTAATCTGCAATTGTAAAAAAACTAGCAAATAATGTCACTATTTAAAGAAAGAATAGAATTTAAGCCTTTTGAGTACCCGGAGTATTATACCGAGGGTTGGCTGAAACAAGCTCAAGCGTTCTGGTTACACACAGAGATCTCTATGCAAGGAGATGTAAAAGACTGGAATGAAAGAATGGAAGCACATGAAAAGAACCTGGTAGGCAATATTTTGCTAGGTTTTGCACAAACTGAATGTGCAGTTTCAGATTACTGGACTGGTATGGTAACAAAGTGGTTTCCGAAGCATGAAATCAAGCAAATGGCAATGATGTTTGGCTCACAAGAGACTATTCATGCCACTGCATACTCATATCTAAATGAAACTCTAGGACTAGAGGACTTCACTGCATTCTTACACGAACCAGCAACAGCTGAAAAGTTTGAGCATTTAACCTCAACCGAAGCTGATTGGACTCATGACGATCTTGCCGAAAACTCAAATGCAAGAAGACAAGTTGCTAGATCTTTAGCAATCTTTAGTGCCTTTGCAGAAGGCGTTTCACTCTATTCTTCATTTGCGGTACTCTACTCGTTCCAAATGAGAAACTTATTAAAAGGTATTGGTCAGCAAATGAAATGGTCAGTACGTGATGAGTCTCTACACTCTAAAATGGGTTGTCAACTCTTCAGACACATGACTGATGAATACCCAGATCTAAAAGAACAGGTTAAAGACGATGTTGTTAGAGCTGCTCAACTAATGGTTGAAATGGAGCACAAATTCATCGATAAGATGTTTGAAATGGGTAATCTTGAAAACCTTAAGAAAGAAGATCTTAAGAGCTTTATTACCAAAAGAGCCAATGAAAAAATTGCAGAACTTGGTTACACAGAAGGCCCTTTCATGGAATATGATGAAGAGAGCGCTAGTCAACTAGACTGGTTCTACCATCTAACCGGTGGCCACACACATACCGACTTCTTTGCAGTTCGACCAACTGACTATTCAAAAGCAGGCGAAGACGAAAACTGGGACGAAGATGACTTATTCGACTAATTAATTATACACGATGTTTAAAATGTTTAAAAAAGAAGATACAGACCGCACTGAAGTGGTTAATTACGCAGCAGACTTAGGCTGGGAAATCGGAGTAGATTTTCCAACATGGGCTAACACTGAAATCTACGTAAAAACAATCAGCAGAGGCTATCTGTTAGAAGGTGAAACACCGAAAGATGCTTACTGGAGAGTTGCAACTACAACTGCTAAAAGACTGCAAAAGCCAGAAATGGCAAGCAAGTTCTTTGACTACATCTGGAAAGGCTGGTTAAACCTAGCATCTCCAGTACTTTCAAACACTGGAACTGAGCGCGGTCTACCAATCTCTTGTTTTGGGATTGATGTCGCAGACTCAATTGCAGATATTGGCGGTAAGAATCTAGAGATGATGCTCTTAGCAAAACATGGCGGTGGTGTTGGTATTGGTGTTAACCAGATCAGATCTGCTGGATCTACGATCCGCGGTAATGGAACTTCAGACGGTGTTGTACCTTTTATTAAGATCTATGACTCAACTATCCTAGCTACTAATCAAGGAAGTGTAAGACGTGGCGCAGCTTCGGTTAACATTGACATTGAGCATGGTGACTTTTGGGAATGGTTAGAAATACGTGAACCAAAGGGTGACGTTAATCGCCAGTCTTTAAATATCCACCAGTGTGTGATTGTACCAGATGGTTTTATGCAAAAGGTAGAAGCCGGTGATAAAGAAGCACGTAAAAGATGGGCTGCAGTGCTTAGAAAACGTAGAGCAACAGGTGAGCCTTATATCATGTTTAAAGGTAATGTGAACAGTGCAAATCCAGATGCTTACAAGAACAATGGTCTAAAGGTTTATATGACCAACATTTGTTCTGAGATTGCACTACATACAGATGAGAACCACTCTTTTGTATGTTGTTTAAGTTCATTGAACCTGGCAAAATATGATGAGTGGAAAGACACAGATCTAATCTACACTGCAACATGGTTCTTGGATGGAGTACTTGAAGAATTTATCCAGAAAGCAAAATACATGCGTGGTTTTGAGAATAGCGTGAGATCAGCAGAAAAAGGTAGAGCTTTAGGACTTGGAGTCTTGGGCTGGCACACTTACCTGCAAGAGCACAATATTCCATTCGAAGGCCTAACAGCTCAGTTTGAAACACGTAAGATCTTCTCTCAACTAAAGACTGAAAGTGAGAAGGCAAGCCGAGATCTAGCCAAAGAATATGGTGAACCTCTATGGTGCGTTGGCACCGGCATGCGTAATACGCACCTGAGAGCCGTTGCGCCAACTGTGAGCAACTCAAAACTTGCTGGTAACTATTCACCAGGTATTGAGCCTTGGGCTGCTAACGTATTCACAGAACAAACTGCAAAGGGTACTTTTATTCGTAAGAACCCAACGTTAGAACAAGCTTTAGATCTAATCGGTAAGAATACAAAAGACACTTGGGATAAGATCCTAGAAGATGGTGGTAGTGTACAAGGTCTAGATTGGATGGATGATTATCACGTACATATCGGTGAGGCTCTAGATAAAGATTGGGGCACTCCGATCCATAAAGATAAATTGAAAGAAGCGCCAGAAGCAGCCGAAGATCAGTTTATTCCAATGAAAGATGTATACAAGACCTTTAAAGAAATTAACCAACTTGAGCTGGTAAAACAGGCTGGAGTGAGACAACAATATGTTGACCAAGCAGTCTCTTTGAACTTAGCGTTTCCAATTGAGGCAACACCTAAGTTTATCAACCAAGTGCACCTAGAAGCTTACAATCAAGGTATTAAGACGCTCTATTACATGAGAACAGAGTCAGTACTGAGAGGCGATATTGCAACAAGAGCAATGGATCCAGATTGTATCAGCTGTGATGGATAAGAAATCCGGTGGTATGAAACAGGACCACATTTAGGACCGTTATAGTTAACGGGTTGGGCAGAGAAAAGTTCGCTACTATCTCTGCCCTTTTTATTGAAACTGTTTGCTCTTTTCACATACAATAACTAAACATAAATTAAAAAAATATGAAGTTAAAAATTGATCGTATTGACCAGCACGCGTTGACCAACTTTATCAATCGCGTTAAGCTAATTGACTCTTTCATCTACATGAAAATCACTAATGGTAGAATCGAGTCTTCTGTTTATTTACCGCAGAGAGATGCAGTAAAGAGCCATGTTGTAAACATGGACCAGATTTTCCAGACCAATGAGATTGTACCTAGTGACAAAGCCCTAAAGATTGCATTCTTCGATGGTGTTAAAGTTATTGAAGCAATCAAACACTTTGAACATGATGCTATTAAAGGTGAAATTGAATTCATCGAGAATGATGAAGAATACGTAGCATCTACGTTTAGAATCTACAACGATGAGTTAGAAATTAAGCTATCTTGTTCAGAACCATCATTGGGCTTTAAAGATCTTACAAAAGAGCAACAAGAAGCTATCTTCTCAAGAGATAATAGTGCATTCAACTTTGAGATCGATACTCATATGATTAACAAAGTAAAGAACTTGTTTAATCTAGACACAGAAGAAACATTTAGTATTAAAGCTAACGGTAAAGGAGTTAACGTTGATGGTAAATCATTTAGCGTTGTGATTAATCCAGAAAGCAAAGGCTCTGGTAAGGCTACAGTCTATAAGAAGTATTTGAACCTGTTAGACAGGGAAGAACAAAACGTGTTCGTATCGAGCTCGAAAGTTGTCTTCCAGTCTAAGGATTCAGAAACACTATTAACTGTATCAACTTGCCAAACAGCTTAATAAATGGATATAAAAGAGTTAGAAAATAAACCAATAGATCAATTGACTGATGCTGACGCTAAGCTGCTTGTAGATCACTACAAGCAGCTTTCAGCAAAGTATACAGCTTATGAGCAGGCGGTTAAGTTAACTCTTAACTCGATCTACGGAGCCTTTGGTAACAAATGGTTTCACTTCTTCAATATCGACATTGCAGAGTCAATTACAAAACAGGGTAAGAATGCTATTCTCTACTCAGAGTCAATCTTGAACAAATATGTTCAAGAATTTTGGCATAAAGACACTGCAGTTCACGAGCAATTCGGTATTAAAGTAAAGGGTAAAATAGAGAAGCCAGCTGTAATCTACATCGATACTGACTCATGTTACGTTCAGTTTCAAGATGTTTATGAGTCTATCATCTGGGAAGATGAAAGTAAGAAGATGTCAATTGACGAGTTTATCTTAGCACTTTATGGCTTTAGACTTAATAATTATATTGTTAAGTGTATGGAGATGTACGCTGAGAAACGTAATACTGATAACTTCTTAATGTTTGAGCTTGAGACTATTGCATATAATGGTATCTGGATGAGCAAGAAGAAGTACATTCAGAATATTGCATGGGACGATAAACTAGAGAAGACCGATCGACATGCGCCTCTGAAAAAGATTAAGACGATTGGATATGATACTATTCAATCTTCAACACCAGCATTTGTAAGAGCAAAACTAGTTGAAGCACTTAAAATTATATTTAAGAGCGCTAAAACACCAAGTGCTGAAGAATTACAAGAACTTGTTCAATTCATGAAGCAGGTCAGAAAAGAGTTCCAGCTTGCAGATATTGACGAGATCTCATTTAACAGAAGGACAAACAATATTGAGAAATATATTGTTGACGACCAGATTGAATTTCAAGTTGGTCTAAAATGTCCGGCCAATGTTAAAGCAGCAGGTTACTACAACTACCTGCTTAATATGAACTCTAAATTTAAAACAAAGTATAAAGTAATTGGTAACGGTGAGAAGCTAAAGATCTACAACTGTAAGAGTCCAATCAGTGAAGTTTATGCCTATCTACCAGGTGAACATCCTTATGAGTTTGCACCAGAGATAGACTACGACACTCAGTTTGAAAAGGCAATGATTGACCCGTTAAACAGAGTACTTACAGCAATCGGTCTACAGACACTTGACACTAATCTACTTTATGCATCAGCACTATTTTAATTATGGACAATTTTTACGAAGTAATCAGACAAATGGCAAAAGACACTCCTAATGATTCAGAATTAGGCTGTAAAATAAGACACTTGTTTTGCCAGATTAACAAAGAGAACGCTAAAAAGCTAAATGCTCAAAAAGCAGCATCTAATCAGATCGATCTTGAGGACATGATAAACGAAGTCAACAATGGAGATTAGTATGAATAAAGAACAACATGAGTTTGTTCTAAAATATCAAAAGATCTACGATCGACTTGCTCAGTTAGAGGGCAGAATGCAGGAACTGCAGGCAGAAAGCCAGGCCTTAATCGAAGAGCTTGAAACATTACGTGAAGAAGAACGTACAAAATTTAAAACAGAAGAATAATTATGGCAAAAACTAAGAATAAAGAGTTCAGCTTTGACGATATTAACGCTGAATTAGCAAACTTAAATCCATTAGGTTCAGTAATGGAACACTCTAGTTTTAGTGAAGTTACAGAGTGGATTGACACTGGTAACTACCACTTAAATGCATGTGTTAGTGGAACTCTATTTGGTGGTTGGCCAAACAACAGATCTTGCTCAATTGCAGGACCTTCTGGAACCGGTAAGACATATCTAATTCTAAACTCAATCCATCGTGCGATTGAAATGGGCTACAACATCATATTTTATGATTCAGAAGCCGCTGTTGATAGAGACCTTATGAAGAAATTCGGTATTGACACTACTAAAGTTAACT